CCTTTAGCCATTTTTATTGCTCCTTTGAGGACGGCTGTCACGTTCCGCAAGAAGTTTCACAACCTCCGCAAGGTTGTCCTGTCTCTCCCTATCCCTTAATCTCTCTTCTTCCTGTCGCTCACCGTCAATAGTTGCCCATTCACGCCTGTGGCGTTTTTCCATATGTACTCTTAAATCATGCGAAGCCGTAAGGTTATCCTTACTACAGGTGGCCAGTCCCATTCTGTCGTAAGTCTCTCTGTTGGGATCGTCAGGATGAAGCAGACATTTAAGTTCCCCGTAGTACCTTTCAAATTCAGGCTTCTGCGTAGTAAAAACATAAGTTCCGTCTTCACGGGTTTTCTGCAATTGCTGCTCTAACATATTGCGGTTTACCATTGACCTGTCTCCGGTCCTGTTGTCATAGACATAGACATAACCGGCAGACTGAAGCTCAAGAGCAGTCATAGTCATTCCACCGGAATTACCGACAACTTGTCCTGCCTTTATATCTCCTGGCTCTTCGGCTACTTCTGCGTCTCTGAGCATTTCATGGATGGATTGCTTTTCCTGTGTCAATGGGTCCTCTCTTTCTTATGCATGGGGCCAATTACGCTCTGGCCACTTAGCCACTTGTTTCTCTCCTCGACGTTATCCCAGAAGATCTTGTTCCAGTCTCTTGGTTTTACTTCCGTTTTAGGTGGCGGCATGAGATTCATATCACTTGCCATCCTTATCGCTTCATCAACCGTGTACATGGCCTCGCCACCACCCTTACCGTCAGGTGCTCCACAGATCAACTGAAACTGTTCACCGAAAAGTCTCGCGTCCCCTATGTCCCTCTCAAATTTCATCTTCTTATCGTTACGAATAACCGTAATCGTCTGGTATCTTCTGTCACCAGAATAGTCAGGAGCCTGCCGGTTTACCTCTGCGAGATACCAGCAAGGCTCGTGACCGTAAAGATCAGTTGAATCCAGTTCAACCAGTGGCACTAGACAGTCCAGTCCCTATTTGCTGTTACAGAAATGTAGTCAACGTAGGCATACTCATTTGAAGCAGCCCTTGCCTCTATCATAGTTACCAGACCAACGTCTGTACTTGTGGAAATTGCACCTTCCACTGTCTGCTTCAGTACGCCGTCAACGTACCATCGTGCCGTTCCGTTACTAGCGATCTCCAGACGCAATATCTGCCACTCCCCAGCTACCGCATCGTCATCTGCATCAATGTTTGCAATTGTGGTTTCTCCGGTGGTCGTGCCGCCGTTATAAGCCATGATCCAGTCTTCATCGTCAGTTGCCTCTGCATCAAGCAGAAACCCACATAGGTCTGATGCGGAAAGGGTCAAAGTCCCACTTGCCGCAACAAGCTGCTCACCCTCTAGGATTGCAGTGTCCCCATTGACATCAGTAAAGCCGAACCAAAATGCCTTTGTATCCAAATCAGCAAACTGCACACGACACTCAGCAACTATGGGAGCCATTTTGCCGACATCAAACACCAATCCTGTCGTGAGTCCAATGCTATGAGCGTCTTCGTTAGTTGTGGTAAAAACACCAACACCGTTAAGTCCATCAGATTCCAAAACAGTTATACCTGAATCGGCTTCAGCAACTCCCTGTCCGATTACTCGTAAGCCAGAACCTCCAAAGGCCCTGGTTGCCGCTGTTGCAGCAACGATATCTTCGCCTGCGAGAAAATCTTCAAATATCTCTATTCGTCCATTCGCACCTTGTGCCATATCTATTTATCCTTCCCGAAGCTGTAGCTCCAGTTTTCTTATACGCGCCCTGTAGGGAGCGACTACTTCTGATATATTTCCTGTCTTGCGCGGAACAGCAGCAAGGTTCTCAAGGCGGTTGTCATCCATATCCCCGTTAAGGTTATGGACAACCCATCCTTTCGGAATGGGTCCGTGCCTATCACTCCACGCTGCTCTCCTCGCATTCATCCACTAGCTTGTTGGCGCAGTAGCGTCAGCCTGTACTTCATACAACCAGTTCCCTGAAGATCTCTCTCCGTAGGCGTACTCGTCATAGTGATACAAAGCTGTGGCTCCACCACCTAGTTCAGGCATTCGCTTGGTCTCAACATATGGAGATCGGCCTTCTACAAGTACCAGTGCCATCTGGGAGAAAACTCCCCCTTTAGCAAGGTTGGAACTTATAGTGATATTGCCGTCTTCATAGAGTCTTGCACCGGCGATTGTTCCCCGATACCTGTTCTGGTAAGCCTCAACAGCCACTCCACCTGTGAGCGGAGCTCCTGTAGTCTGGTCAACACCTGCTGCTATCAATTCATCATCGATATCTTTAAGTGCAAATCCATGATGAACAGCGTGAATAGGCGCATTGGCAGGAGCAGGCTCGGTAGTATTCGAGGTGATCCTGTATGCAGCGGCAGCTATTTCCCCAGAGTCGAGGGCGTTTGCTCCACCAAGGGCAGTTGTCGCGCCGTCTATAGCGGTCAAACCGTCCTGGTCTTTCTTTCTCTCAATAGCGTTTTGCGCTAAAGATCCAGTCTGGGCGTAGGCATTAGCGGATATTCGTAATGCCACCCTGTCGGTGATAACCGTGTGCAGACCAATCACAGTAGGTGTGATCGAAAAGAGCGTATCGCTCATCTGTTGAGGGTTATCTAATTCTGTGCTTTCAGTAACTGCCTGTGCACTAAGTTTCGCCATTGAAACTTCATTCCAGACATTTCCAGTATTTTCGTCGAGCCTTTGTCGGTCAACGAGGTTAGGCATAACGCCTGCAAATTCCCTCACAATTCTTGCCGAAGCTATCATCGTGGGAATGGAATCTGCTAATGAATCCGTAATAGTATTTCCTACGGCCATTTTCTAAATCCTCCCAGATTTATATGCGTATTCCCTGCTGCTTGAGCAGTTCATGCGCCTGCTTAATTTCATCTGCCGAGACCGACACATCACTGTTTCCCATCCTTTGTAACAGGGAGTTTGCATTCATTGAAGAAGGCATTGGTACGCTGTCAGATTCAAGGCTGTTGATTCCTGCCGCCTCCAATTCTCTTTTCACCCTTTCATCAGCCTGCCTCTGCAACTCATCTTCCCTGCCAATTCGCCGGTCTTTTTCATACTGGGCTACAGCGCGGTTAAATTCCGCATGAGCCCGATATATGCCACCAAGATCTTTTTGCTCAAAAGCAGGTCCCCAGAGGTCTCTGAATGCTGCCAGTTCGGGTGCTGACGCAAGATCAAGTCCTGAGTCATCCACCGTGCTGGTAATTTCAGAGATCATCTGTTCTGTAGCTCTAGTGAAAGAATTGTTCTCCTTTCGGTTGTGGGCGTTAGCCTCAACCTTCTGAAGATCTTCCATGTAGGCTTCCTGGTCCTGAGTACCCTGATGACGAATTAACGCACCGAGCGTGTCTACTAGGGTGTCAACTTTATCCGAGAGATCATTGAGTCCAGAAGGTTCTGTTCGGGCAGTCCGAAGTCTGCCTTCAAGGGCCTTCATATCGTTCTCTCTCTTCTGAGCGTCAGCCTGTAAATTTGCTATTTGCGTTTGCAGAGTCTCGATACTGGGAGGTTGCTCATCCGTTCCAGAAGGGGGTACAACCGCTAAGTCAGTAGCCTGTTCTGTTTCGGGGGCAAGATTGCCTGTTCCGTTTACCGCTGCATCTGTAGGTTGGTCCGGGGTCTCGAATCCCGAAACACCATTTTGTAAAACCAAAGTACACCTCTTTAATAAAAAACCGCCTGAGAACATATGTCTCGGCGGCGAAGCGCACTGCTTGGTTTTATGGCGGTTACTGCTAAATTCTAGAAACCAATCTCCCTTATGTCAACACGTTGGCCATCTGAGCTCAACATAAGTTCTCTTTTGCATCGCGGACACACAAGATGTAGTGTGCCATTTAACCTATCCCCGATCTTCTTGTTACAGTGGGGACACCTTACTCCCTGCTTTCCTGCTGTAACCATTATTGCATCCTCTTGAATTCAGCGATCTTTGCTTCCATATCATTGAGATTAGGAACAAAGTCCTTTCCACCTGCTCTCTGTCCCTGATCCAGAATCAGGTCTGTCCTCATTCTCTTAACTTCAGGATTAATAGGTGTACCTACCATTCCCCACTTATAGAGTTTTGCTTCCAGTTCCCAGTCCTGAAGACGTAGTGCCTCTTTATACTTGTTAGATTCGTTATTTAAAGCCTTGATAATCTTTGCGTGTTTACCGACTCTCATGTATTCATTCTTGTTATCTGATCTCAGGTATTCGTTATATTCATCCTCAAGGTTGTAGGCTTTTGCAACTTGCATGGGAAGATCGAAATACCTTCGCATAATTTCAAGATCAGCCTCGTAAGATTCAATTACTTCGCGAACCCTGTCACTCTCAAATCGTTTACCTCTAAAGGAATTTTCATCTTTACCTGTAATGTAATCAACTAATACAGGATCAACTCTTCTCGCATCCTCAAGGATTTGATTTCTTTCGGCCTCGTATTTCTCAAAGTCCATGTAGCCGCTTGCAATATCTATATCCAGATCTACGTTGAAATACTTATGCGCCCACCTGTCTGCCTCGTTCATCTCCTCTATCGGGGTATCCAGTTCGGCAAGGAGCTCCGCATTGTTTTCCTCGAAATGATTAAACACTTCCGACCTGTTGCGCTTAAACTCTGATATGGCCTTTACAAGGTTTCTGCCCTGCGTTCCTGCAACAATGGCATTCTCAAGATTGGTCTCTTCCAGATTCATACTCCGGTCAAGATCATCAAAGGCTTTATCAAGCTCATCAGGAATTTTGGCTTCCATCCCTTCCATGTATTTCTTCATTCGGGGATCTTCGTCAATGATTCTCTTCTCAGCCTTGGAGAGATTGTCAGGGTCCCAACCAGGATTGTTTCTTGTAGCTGACGGGCTTTTAATTTCCTGTTCTTTTTTCTCCTTGCTTATTTCGTATAGTAAGTCCCCTCTGCTTAAAGGAGAGGATTTACCTCCGAAGAATTCACCTGAAAGAAGTGCTGCCGCCTTGCCCATGTCACCTTCCTGCATGTGTTCTCCCACCTGTGGGACTTCATCAAAAGCAAATGGAAGATGGCTTTCCAGTATGTAAGCCGCCGTCTTTAAATTTGTATCTCCTGGCATCCATTCAGGATCATCAGGAACCCAGTCAGGCCCTTCAGGTCTTTCACCAGTGAATGTCTCTCCTGTTATAAGATCCCATCCCAAAGAAACAGGTCCAGATGCTAGTCCTCTTAATCCCTCGATTGGATTACCGGTCATTCCCGACACAATCATTAACCGAAGCATGGAATCCCATGTACCAAAAAGGCTCCAGTCTCTCCCACCAAACCTGATTCTCATAAAGTTAGAATTATATTCCCACTCACCGTCCTTGTTCTTTTTTAAAACATTAAAGTCAGTTTCGTTACCTAGCATCTCGTTTGCCATGACAGTCATCATGGTTCCACCTGAAATAAGACGCAGAAATGCCCGTCTGGCTTCCCTGTCCTTTACAGATATGTCCCGTGCCATACCACCTTCAGCAAGTGTCTGCCTTGCTTTTCTCCCAACCATTGGCACTGCTTCAACTGCGCCTAACGGATCTGTTGCCATTGCTCTTCCTGCACGGGCTGCTGTTTCAAGTCTCGCCTGAAAGAACCTCGGAGCAAACAAAAGCATATCTCCGAAAACCCCACCGAATCTCTTGTCGGAATAACCTGTTGCGCTGTTAATTGCCTTGGCCAGATCCCTGGCATCTCCAGAATCAACTATGTCCTGAAGAGTTCGGCCTTCTCTCATAAGTCCTTCCACCGAATCTTTCATCCAGTCCATACGAAGGCGGTCCCCATAGAACCCGTAAGCCCTGTTTGCCTGTTTGATTCCTGGTGCTCTTCCGAGTCTGCTGAGATATTTCTGTTTACCAACAGTCATTTCAGTATCGATACCACCGATGCGGAGACCAAGCCTCGACATATCTTCAGTTGTCAGACCGCCCTGTGCTGCCGCCTTTTTATTAAATTCAGTGATATAACTGCCCAGAAGCTGTTCTCCATTCGCACCCCATGCCCTGATATGCCACCCCATAGCCCTTCCTGCCATAACTGGATGGTCAGCCATCCTTAACAGACCCTGAATTATAGGTGCTGAATCGTCTAGGGTGGCTCTTAATGAACGCCACAGGGAAGCGTGCCAGTTCCATGCGCCAATAACCTGTTTTGCCGCGCCTCTTGTAGGCATTTCCTTTTCGATAATATCGTTTACAGTTCTGGCCAGAACAGCAGGAAATGAATATCCTTCAAGACCAGGGATATCCATAGTCCCCATACCTCTGGGGGTTTCATTCGCAAGTTTCCTTGCTCTTGCAAGTTCACTGTGAATACCTCTGTACTCGTCTTTTAATCCTGCCAGTTCATCCTGTGCTTCATAGAAATTTTTGAGTGCTTTAATTGCACTTTCTTCTACACTGTTTGCCGTTCCTGTAGCTGCATCGATCTGCTTCTGGATATTCTTTATTTCACGAGATTCTGTCTTGCCTATAAGTTTTCTGGCTCTTTCCTGTTCTCTCTCCAGTATGCGCCATGTATTTTTCAGGCGTTGTTCCGTTCTCTGTGCCTGTAATAAAGCTCGTTCTTCCTGTCTTGCCCTGATTCTCTGGGCTCTTGAAATGGCATCTTCATCCTTGATCAACCCTCTCTGTGCAAGGATGTCATCAACCCTGTCTTCCAGATCGAAGTGCTTTGAAGATGCTATTGCAATTCGATCCTGCAACCTTTCACTCTGGCCGAGAATCTTTGTGTACAGGGCTTCGATTCCT